GTCTAAGTTCTCCGAATTTGTCCTCTATATCGACCCATCTTTCAAGGGCTCCACCAAAAACGACTTCAAGGCCGCCAAACTGTGGGGCAAGGCCGGCACCACGCTTTACCACCTCCGCGCTTTTGTGCGTCAGTGCTCCGTGGCCGAAATGGTCCGGTGGTGTTATGACCTCTATGACTGGAGCCGCGCGCAGAACATTGCCGTCCGTTGGTACATGGAGGCCAATTTCATGCAGGACACTATCCTCGACGAGTTCCGCCGCGAGGGCGACATTCGCGGCTATCAGCTCCCCATTACAGGCGACAAGCGAAAAAAGCCCGACAAGTTCCAGCGCATTGAAGCGGTCAGCCCCCTTTGGGAGCGCGGCTTCATCATTTACGACGAGTCGCAGCGCGACGACCCCGACATGCTCGCCGGTATCGACCAGACCCTCGCTTTTGAAAAGGGTATGCGCGGTCACGACGACGCCCCCGACGCCGACGAGGGCGCTATCTGGATTCTCCAGCGCGACACCCGCCAACGTAATATTATTAACTCGGTCTCTGTCGGCATGAGGCCTAACGCTAAAAATGTATCATGGTGATTATCGACTATCTCCGCGCCTGCATCTTTGACTGGCGCAAAAACAGGGCTGTCAAAAAGGCCAGACGCGACGCCGCAACTTACGGCAAAAAGTTCCTTGTCGTCATCTGGGACAAACGTCCGGTCTGCGTCTCGATGCAGGCCGTCAAAACTTTGATCCGTCAGCGCCGCCTCGTCGGCGTCACTCCCGAAAAAATTCAGCAGCAGGCCATTTTCGTGGCTTTCCCGCACTCCGCAAATTCTTCCCGCAATGTCTGAATTTATTTCCCTCGACGACTACCGCGCGGTCTGCGACGACTACGAGTTCCGCGTCATTTCCCAAAACGGTGAGGTGCGCGAAGCTGCCGAAGCCGCCGCACTGGAGCAAATCGGCTCTTATCTCCGCCACCGCTACGACATCGACCGCGCTCTCTCCCGCTCCGGCTGCTGCCGTAACTCTATGCTCGTGCAGTGCGCCGTCAATATTGCCCTCTGGCTCATGATTCACCGCCTGCCCCAGGATATGGGCCATGAGCGCCGCGAATGCCTCTATAATGATTCCATTAAATGGCTCCGCGACATTCAGGCCGGAAAGGCTTCCCCGGATCTCCCGCTCTATGCCTCTCCCGACGGTGACGCCGACGACCTCCGCAACCCGGTCCGATGCGGCTCAATGAAGCCAAACCGTTACGACTGGTAAACACTAATTAAACACCGTTTAACCCATGTTTAAGTTATGCGCAAAAGTTGAGATTTCCGGCGACCGCTCATGGTCGCTCGACTTCGTTACTGCCGTGGAAATTACACGCGACACCGAAAAACTTACCGCCGAAGCCAAAATAACGCTCCCTAAAAAAATGAAGTGGGACGGCTCCCCGGACATTCCGGTGCGTCGTGGCGACGCGGTGCGCATATCCCTGGGCTATGACGATAATTTGCAGCTTGCTTTTGTCGGCTATGTCCGCGACGTGGGCTTCAAAACGCCCGTTGTCATTACCTGCGAGGACGATATGTTCAAGCTCAAACAAATGCCGGCGGTCAAAAAGGCTTACCGCTCTGTCACCCTCGAAACGCTGCTCAAGGACCAGGGCATTGCTTACCGCCTCAACATCATGGGGGAGCAGTCGCTTGGCGCTTACCGTGTCACAGCCGACACCGTTGCTTCCCTGCTCGGCAAGCTCTCGCAGCAGGGCATACGCTCGTTTTTCCGTTATGAGGACGGCGAGCCGGTGCTTTACTGCGGCGTGCTCTTTGAGCGTGACAGCACACCCTCCCAGGTGTTCAAAACCGGCCTTAACATCATTTCCGACCAATCGCTCCAGCAGCAAAAGGCCGAAAACATGCGCCTGCGCGTCATCGCGGTAAGCCTTATGCCTGACAATAGGAAAATCAAGGTGGAAGTCGGCGACGCGGACGGCGAACGCCGCACGCTCCACACTTACAACAAAACCGAAAGCGAGTTGAAGGCATGGGCCGAGCAGGAAGTGAAGCGGCTTAAACGCGACGGCCTGACCGGCTCGTTTACAACTTTCGGGGCTTCCCTGGTTGACTGCCTCGACGCTATCGGCTTAATCATCGACGGCAACAAGGCCGGGGTGTACCAGGTCAAAAAGAATGTGATTAAATACGGCACGTCCGGCTACCGCCAGGAAATAACGCTCGGCCTGCGTGTCGGCGACTGATTTATCAGACTTATAAGACTTATAGGACTTATGGCAGACTTACGAAATATCATCCGACAACTGGCGCAGCCCGACGGCGAGACTGTCGCCTTGGTCTGCACCGTCGACGCGGTGGATAAAGCCGCCCGCACCGTGGACTGCTCGCCCATAAATGAGGGTGCGCCGCTGCTCGGTGTCAATCTCCAGGCAAACCAAAAGGCCGACTATGGTCTTTGCCTGTTTCCGGAAGTTGGCAGCTATGTTATTGTCGGCTTTATGGCCGACGGTGCCGCCGGTGTCGTGCTGACCACTGAAAAAATTGAGTCCGCCGAAGTCGTCATAGCCGATACCTCTGCCGTCATCGACGCCGACGGCTGCCGCATCGACGTGGGCGATATGTCCGCGCACATCGACAAAAACACCGTGACTTTCAACGGCGGCGGCCTCGGCGGGCTCGTCAAGGTTGAGGACCTGACTAAGCGCCTTAACATCATCGAAAAGGACATCAACAAACTTAAACAAGCCCTGTCCGGTTGGTCTCCTGTGCCCCAGGACGGCGGCGCTGCCCTCAAAGCTGCCGCCACGCCCTGGGCTGCCGCTTCTCTCATTGAGACTGTCCGCGGCGACTACGAAAACGAAAAAATCAAACAATAATTAAACCATAATGGCTAATATTCTTGACAATATACGCGACTGGTTCAGCCGCCCCACACGCTCCCAACTGGCGACCCTCGCTCGTACCGCTGCCTCTAAAAAGGGGGTGCGCATCTCGGCTATGCTCCAGCAGCAGTCCGATTCCCTCACTAAAAAGGACATTGCCGACTGGCGCGCCGCAAATCAAATGGCTATCGACTACGAAAACCCTAACCGCTGCCGCCTTTACGACATTTATGCCGATTGTGTTCTCGACGCTCACCTCTCCGGCTGCATCGCACAGCGAAAGGGCAAGGTGCTGCAAAAGGATTTCCGCCTCGTGGATCAGGCAGGTAAGGAAAACACCGCCGCCACAGAACTGCTGCAAAGCGAGTGGTTCGCCGATTTCCTATCCCTCTGCCTCGATTCTATCTACTGGGGACCGACTCTCATTCAGTTGGGTGACGTTGTCCGCGACGGCGGCCCGCTCCGTTTCGACGGCGTGGAACTGGTACCCCGTAAGCATGTCATCCCTGAATATGGTGTTATTGTACGCAACCCGGGCGACGACTGGCACGGCGGTGTCTCCTACCGCGAGGGCGACATCGCCAACTGGTGCGTGGAAGTGGGTAAGCCACGCGACCTCGGCCTGCTCTTGAAATGCGCCCCCTCCTGCATCAGCAAGAAAAATATGCTGGCATATTGGGACGTGTTCGGTGAAATTTTCGGTATGCCTATGCGCATCGCCCGCGTAAACTCTCTCGACGACACGGAGCGTGCAAAAGTGGAGGCGGCTCTGCGTGATATGGGCGCGGCTCAATATATTGTCACTTCCGACGGCACGGAAATTGAAATTAAGGAAAGTACACGCGGCGACGCTTACAACGTCTATGACCGCCGCGTGGACCGCTGTAATTCGGAGCTGTCAAAAGTCGTCTTAAACCAGACTATGACCATTGATTCCGGCTCGTCGCTATCGCAGTCTGAGGTGCATCTTGAAATTTTTGAGCGCACCACCGAAAGCGACGCAATCATGTGCGCACACATCATTAATGGCCGACTCCTACCGCTCATGCTCCTGCACGGTTTCCCGGTCAAGGGGCTGCGCTTCCAATGGAATAATGCCGCCGCGTTCTCTCCGGCCGAAAACCGCGAAAACCTACGCCTCGTCCTTGAATATTTCAATGTGCCGGGCGAACACATCACCGAAACGCTCGGCATACCGGTAGAAGCCCCGCGCGAAGCCAAAACACAGCCCGACCGTTTTTTCGACTGAGCCCCGCCCTGCGACTGGCTGACACGGCGGGGCTGCGGCGCTCATATCTCGCGTTTAACGCCGCTTTGGGCTCTCTGTATGAAAATGACTTGCTCGAACTTGCAAGCGCGTCAGACAAGCCCGATTTTGACGACACGGCCTTTTTTGACGCTGCCGGCATGGTCTATGACGCCGGCGGCTTCGACGCTGCGCAGCTCACCACTCCCGAAGCCCGCCGCCTCATCGACGAGACGCTGCGCCAGATTAAGCGCGGCATCGACTCGGGCATACCTCACGAAGTCCCGGAAACGGTGCACCACGCTCTTGAAAACAACGCTTTCATTTTCTCCGGCTTCAAGGCTTTCCACACGCTCCGCGAGGTGGGGCTGTCGCTCACTGACGACAAGGGCGAAATTAAACCGTTTGAGCTTTTTCGTGCCGACGTGGAAAAGGTCAACAACCGATATAATCACAATTACCTGTATGCGGAATATAATCACGCGGTCGGCGCTTCCCTAATGGCTGCACGTTGGCAGAAAATCGAAGCCGACGGCGACCGCTACGACCTCCAGTACCGCACGGCCCAGGACGACCGCGTCCGTGAGGATCATGCCATTCTGCACAACACGACGCTGCCGCCCTCCGACCCGTTCTGGTCACTCTATCTGCCGCCTAACGGTTGGAACTGCCGCTGCACGGCCGTACAGGTACGCAAGGGCAAATATCCCCAGAGCGACCCTGACCTCTCCATGCTCCGGGGCAACAACTGCACCGAAGCGGCCAAACAGCAGATTTTCCGCTTCAATCCGGGCAAGGAACTGAAACTGTTCCCGCCCAAACACCCGTATTACAAAGCCCCTGCCGACGCTAAAAAGGTCGTGGAGCAAATGAGTGAGGAACAGAAAAAGGAGCAGCGCATTGCCGAAATGATTGCGGAACTGCCAGAACATCTGACCGAAGCGGAGAAAAATGCCATTGCGACCCATAATCTGGAAATTGAAAAAGCCCTCGGCATTACTAAGGGAAAGCCCATGAGTGTGGACGACGCCGACAAACAGTCTGCAAATCCCAATTACAGCAAATCACGCGAATATCAAATAAATTGCCAGACTTGTGCCCCGGCCTATGTCCTCCGCTTGCTCGGATTCAATGTAATTGCAAAAGCAAATACTCCAGGTTCCCAATCTGCCTACTTGGCACGCCAACATTCTTTTGAAGCATGGACCAAACCGGACGGCACCGCGCCAACGCCGTCGCTCACTTATGACTGGATGGTCGGTAAGGGTTACAAACAAATGTCAAAAAAACGTTATGCGGAGTTCTTTAATGAGTGCTGCAAAGAAACCGGCGTGTATATCCTCACTATCGGGT